TCCTTGCAAGAGACATTTACTCTGGTAAAAAACAACCGACTGTTAAATTTAATTCTTGGGAAGAATGTTTTAAACACCATGCTGGATGCTCTTTGCAAGAGTATATGCGATACGCAAAAGAACACGATCTAAAAGGAAAATATATAAATGTCAGATCAAGTAAGGATTGAGTTGATGAGTACAGCAAGTGCTATACCACAGAGGGCAACTGAGTTTTCTGTTGGGTATGATATCTGTTCATCAGAAGATGAGGTGATTAGACCTTTATCTACAAAGGTGATTAGCACTGGAATAAAACTTCATATGCCAATCGGTATTGAAGGTCAGGTAAGAAGTAGAAGTGGCTTAGCCTCTAAGCATGGTGTGTTTGTTCTTAATTCCCCAGGAACTATTGACCCAGACTACAAGGGTGAGGTCAAGGTAATCCTTTTTAATTCGGGACATCTGCCATATGATATTGAGAAGGGAGATAAGATAGCGCAGTTAGTATTCTCGCATTATCTTTCTCCAGTTTTATCTACTGAGGTTGCAAGTTATGTTGTTAGGGGTGATGGTGGTTTTGGTAGCACAGGAAATAAAGTAATTAACGAAGGTATACAATGACATTTAAAACTAAACTAGGCGAAGATATATTTAAAAACAAGTACGCATCTACAGAGTATGAGACTTGGAATGACAAGGCGCATGCAGTAGTTAACAGCGTATGTGGTGACTTCAATGGGACAAAGAATCCTTTAATGGACAAGACAGAACGAGATCAGCTTGCTCAATACATCTCTGACTTTAAGTTTGTCCCAGGTGGTAGGTATCTATGGTATGCAGGTAGGGATGCTAGGTTTTACAATAACTGCTATCTTCTTAGGCTTGAGGAGGACAGCAGAGAAGAGTGGGCTGGCGTTACCCAACGTGCTATGTCTTGCTTGATGACAGGTGGAGGCATTGGTGTTGATATCTCTAAGGCTAGACCATCAGGACGCAGACTTGTTCGTACTGGAGGTGTTGCTTCTGGGCCTATTCCACTACTGTCTACCCTCAATGAGGTTGGACGTAATGTAATGCAGGGTGGTAGCCGTAGGTCTGCACTGTATGGCTCAATGAACTGGCAACATGAAGATGCTAATGACTTCCTAAAGGTTAAGAACTGGCATGACATCAGTGTTGGTGGTACTAACTATGCTGAACTAAAGAAAGCAGACTTCAATGCTCCTGCTCCTTTAGATATGATGAACATATCACTTAACTATGATGATGCATGGCTTAAAGATAAGATGAATCCAGTGTTTGTTGAGAACATTAGGCAAGCTATGATGACAGGAGAGCCTGGGTTCTCGTTTAACTTTGGAGACAAACAAAATGAAACGCTTCGTAATGCTTGCACAGAAATTACTAGCGAAGATGATAGCGACGTTTGCAATCTTGGGTCTGTTAATCTGGCTAATGTTGGGGACCTTAATGAGTTTAGGGATGTTGTTAATCTTGCAAGTAAGTTCCTTGTTTGTGGGCTTATCAGAGCGCAAGTCCCCTACGAAAAAATCTCAAAAGTAAGGATGCAAAATAGTCGTATTGGTTTGGGTCTTATGGGTATGCATGAGTGGCTTCTTCAGCGTGGTCATAAGTATGAAATGACAGATGAACTTAAACAATGGATGAGAGTTTATGAATCAGAAAGCAAGCGATCAGCAGACGCTCACTGCGATAGACTTTTTCTCAAACGTCCTAAAGGATACAGAGCAATTGCTCCGACAGGAACCATTAGTATCCTCGCAGGGACTACTTCTGGAGTGGAACCGATATACGCCGTTGCTTACCGCAGACGTTATCTTACGGATGGAACCAAATGGAAGCATCAGTTTGTCGTCGACGGTACAGCTCAAGCCCTTATCGACGGAGGAATCAAACCAGAAAACATAGAGTCAGCAGTAGACTTAGCGGGTGATCCAGAGAGACGCATCAAGTTTCAGTATGAACTACAGAAGTATGTTGACCATGCTATCAGCAGTACAATTAACTTGCCTTCATGGGGTAGCGATCTAAACAATGAGGATACAATCATGAAGTACGCAGAGACTATCGCTAAGTATGCACCAGGGTTACGTGGCTTAACAGTATATCCTGATGGTGCTAGAGGTGGTCAGCCTATTACTTCTGTTCCTTATGAGGAAGCTCATGCTAAACGTGGTGTTATCTATGAGGACAACAGTGAAGAGCAGTGTTTAAGTGGAGTGTGTGGGATATAATGAGTGACCATTACAAGATGAAGATTGAACCAATAGATTTTATTATGTCTAATGGGCTTGACTTCTGTTCTGGAAATATTATTAAGTATGCTGCCAGATGGGACAAAAAAGGAGAACCTCTGGCAGACTTAGAAAAGATTATATCTTATGCTAATATACTAATTAAAGAAGTAAGGAAAGGGTAATGAGTAGAAGCAAAGCAATTATGGAAAAGTGTATTGAATGTATATACGATCCACTAGAGTCAGGGTCTATGAGGTATCAAGTAGAGAGATGCGAGATTCCAAGTTGTGCTTTGTACCCGTATAGACCAGTGTCCAAACCAAGACGCAAAACAAAAACGGAGAATAAAATTGAAGGTTAATAAAAACATGCTAATCATACCAGATGCTCATGCTGCACCTGAGTATGACAGCGACAGGTTTACTGCTTTAGGAAACTATATAGTAAAGCACAAGCCTGAGATCATTGTATGTTTGGGAGACTTTGCAGATATGCCTAGTCTCTCATCATATGATAAGGGGACTAAAGGTTTTGAAGGAAGACGATACAAGAAGGATGTTGAATCTGTTATTGATGGACAAAATAAGATGTTCGATCCTATCAAGAAGCTTAACGCTAAGAAGAAAAAGAATAAAGAAAAGCAGTACAAGCCACGTCTATTCATGTGTTTAGGTAATCATGAAGATAGAATAGACAGGGCTGTTAACTCAGCACCTGAACTAGAGGGAGCTATCTCAATCAAAGACCTACAGTATGAAAAGTTTGGTTGGAAACTAACACCATTCAAAAGGACATTAACTGTTGAAGGTATTATATTTTCCCACTACTTTACTTCTGGCGTTGCAGGAAGGCCAATTAGTTCATCACATATTGGTCATCAACTGGTATCTAAACTGCACTGCTCAGCGGTGCAAGGACATTCACACTTGTATAATCATGCAGAACAAACTAGACCTGATGGTCAAAAGATATTTGGATTAAGCGCAGGATGTTTCTCTCACCCTCACTACTCAGAGAGTTGGTGCAGGGATACAGAGTACACTTGGTGGAGGGGGGTTGTTAGTTTAAACGGACTAGATGGGGAGGGATACTACGATGAAATAAACGCTGTAACTCAACGCAAACTACTACGGGAATACTTATGAGTTTAAAACATTGTCCATTCTGTGGAGCAAAAGCGATGATTGGTAAGTTCTTAGTTGGATGTACCAAGTGCTCTTTGTTCTTAAGCTTTCACCCAAAGGTAGACTCTCAAAAAGAATCCGCCGTTAAGAAATGGAATCAAAGATGGCAAGAGATTTAATTTATATGCTTGGCTGGTACGGAAGCTATGTGTTTTTCTCTGCCTGTCTAATTATGTTATTCGTTTGATTTGAATAGCCCCCCTTCCCCAGGGGGGTTATTTTTCTAACACAACCTATGGGCATGATAGTAAACCCATACCATTCACCATCCTCATCTTTGGTCGTAGCTATACGAACCTCTTCATCATCGTGGTTAATTAAATATCCATAAGACCAAAAGATGGGGGTCTTTATTTCATCAGACTTTTCCCACCCAGATGTAGATATTATATCTACCCATTCAACTTCAACATAAAGACTAGAGGACATCTTCTACCTGTCTATATGCATCAGCATACTCACGGTATTTTTCTATTGCATTTGCTTGGTGCATTCTGTACTCTTCTATAAGTCTTTCTCGTTGATCTTCTTTTACATTAGGATCATCAATAAGTTTTATTAATCTCTGCATGATCTTATCAACATCCTTACCTTTAAAGTAAACCTTTCTACCTGCTGTTTCAGCAGTCAAAGCAGCAGTATTAATTCCCATCCAAGAAAGAATAGAACTTCCAATAGTATTTTTTGGCAGACCATCGGCATCTGTATTACCATCCATCCATCCAGCAGCCATAAGAGTTTTAACTATCTGCCCTCCATTACCTATGACATCACCTGATTTATTTCTAGGCATAATCATAGGTGGAGTAGCGTAGCTTACAAGAAAGCCTAGTATATCTTGATACTGTTGCATCGGAGGATCAGCTTCGCTCCAAATGCTTTGTCCAGTAAATGGATCTGTATTAGTTTTCATTCCAGCCACAAGCTCGAAAGGTCCTCCAAAGAACCCTGGAGTCTTAGCAGCCTCACCAAACTCACCCTCCATAAGATTCTTTGCCATGCTTAAATGTGCACCCCACGGCAAGAAGTATCCCATATCAAAAACTCTAAGCCTACCCTGTTCATCCTTCCAAGGAAGAATCATTGTAGTCATGTTACCTTCCATGTAGTCAGCAACAAGCTTCTGCATTGCGGGAATATCTTCTTCTTCAATGTCATCGTTATTCTCAAGAAGCATCTGAGAAACAATGTAAGGTATAGCTGCATACTTGGCAACAGCAATAGGATGATTCCTAATATTGCGAATCATCTGAGCACCTGCTTTAAGGTTAAACGTAATAAACGGAGAACCAAGAGGCATAGATCTAATAACCCTTACACCTTGCGATACATTACTATAGTCAAGCAATGCTTCGTTTGCTAGCTTGGCTGCTTCAGCCTCAGACTTGCCATGATTTTCCATAAGGTCAATCATCTTGGCAATCTTAAACATCACCTCTGTCTTTTGATAGGCACGACCACCAACGTCTAGGTAATCGTTAAAGAATACCTGACTTCTTGCCCACAAGCCACCCCAACCTTTATCCTGAGACTTTATTTTCTGAAGCTCTTTGTCCATAGTGACAAGTTCTTCTGAAGCAAATGTCGTTGATTCAATACCATACTTCCTAGCTAACTCCATGTACTTTCCATTAGATACTATGTCTTGTATTGCTCTGTTAAGCAGTCCAGGTATCTTAAAGAAGTTAGTTCCAGATGTATCCATAAGCACAATGTTAGATATAACGTTACGTGCCTGAGTAGGAATGTTCATTGGAACTTTAGTATACTTAAATACTTTGGTAGCTTTTGATGATACGTTAAGAACTGAGTTTAAGAATTCATTATTTGTATACAATGATTCCTGACTCATGATATCGTTAGCAATTTCTTTCTTAACATACAAGCCACGCATCGCTCCATACCTTGCACTGTCTGGTATACGTTTGTATCCTTGAGCAGCAGGTATAGTTCCAACAGCATCTATTGCTCTTTGAAGTTTGCTAGCAAACGCATTCATTTCTTTTGCTTGCGATGGATTGAGTGACTCCATCTGAGCTGCATTCCTTCTGATACCATCTAGCCTTTCATTCCAAAAACCAACAGTACCTTTCATGCCCTCGAAGTTAACAATCTGATTAGGAAGAACCCAACCATTCTGACCTGTATCAGCAGCTATAAAGTCAAGATACTTTATCGTTGCTATATCAGCACCCGCCATTGAAATGTATCTAGCTGCTAAGAATCCTGGATCTTTTATCCTACCATCCATAACATCCCTTAAGAATGTATCAGTAGAAGTCCTAGCTTTAGTATAGTTTAGTTTACTTGTGCCAAGTCCAATTCCCATTCTATCTTTACCAAGATATTCAAGATAGGTTCTTGGAAGGTACGATCCTTTTAACTTGTTATACTGCTCTGGAGTAATAAGACCCATATCTACTAGATCTTGCCCAAGTTTTTCAATTTGTTTCTTAGCTTGAATTACAGAATCTTTAATTGATACCCGCTCTGCAGTCCTTGCATTCGATCTTGTTCCCCTTGCAACTGTGGGTTGCATAGCTACACTTACCTTCCTGTCTGGAAGATTGTCAGGAGACGCATCTTTTGTTTCAAAGTACTTAAGAATTTCTCTCTGCTCTTTCTTGTTGGCTTGATATAGTGTATCAAATAGAACCCTTCCAGTATTGTGAGCTTTAGATACCTCACCCTTTGCTAGCATACGTGCAGTCTCTAGCTCACTGTATCCTTGAACAGTCATCAATGGTTCAATGGCTCTCTGCATGGTCTTAAGAACACTAAACATTTTGCCTTGAGCTTTTCGTGTGTTCGTTACTTGAGGCCCTGCTATGGATTCAATCTTTCTAGACTGCTCAACAGCCTGCTCTGGAGACTCTTCTACAACCCTCTTATCCATAAACACATTGGTTCCTGATCGGAACATTAAAGAATCAACATCTTTAAACTGGTTATCCTTAAGAAGGATATAGCTAATGGATCCAACATCTTCTTGTGTATTTGTATAAGCAATTGAATCGTACCCAAAAGATATCAGAGCATTTCTAATATCTTCCATAAAGCCTCTTTGAGCTTTATCCTTATCTTGAGCATATTTAACTCGCTCTAGGTGTATGTCTAGTAAAGGTGCATTAGCAGATGGTTCTTTAATTTTAGATATAGCAATTTCCCATCCAGCAGCAATGCTGAAAAGTTCCCTGTATTCTTTTAAATCTTTTTCATCTGATACTAATCCCGCTCTTTTGCCTAGCTCAACTTGAAATGCTTTTGGTGATCCAAAGTATCCTGCATCGTTAAACTCAAAAGGATTTTGTATATTAATATATCCTTTCTTAAGCTTCTGTCTATCTCCAGCAACTCTTTCGAGAGCTGCGTTCTCGGTTCCAACATGAAGGCCAAGCTCAGTTTTATCTAGAACGGGTGCTGAAAAATTATAATGTCCTGCGTGAAACATAGGAGATTTAACTACAGAATCTTTAACAAAGTTATCTCTATTCCTTGTTCTTACATTAGAAAAGTTCTTGCTATCACCATGCCTCTTCAATGCGTAAGAATAAACATTCCTCATTGAGTAACCAGAAATAAGATTAAACATATCATCAGCTGTTACATCTGGAGTAAGGTTATCTACTCTGGTCTTATCCTCACTAACAGTATAGAATAATTTTTCAAAGAATTTCTGGAATGCAGTCTTTAGCTTATCAAACAATGATTTATTAATTGTTTCTAGGTTATAAGCTTTAGACTCTATAACATGAGCAAGAACTTCTTCATTAAACCTTCTTTCAAATAACTGAAGTTTTGGGTAAGTTTTTTTAACAACGTTAAATGCGTTAACAAATTCTGGGTCTTTTTGATCGTACAGTTTAACAACTTGATCCATTACCAAATCAAACTCTTGACCACTAAAGATATTCTTTCCTGCGTGAACACCCACCTCATGCATAATTAATGATCGAGTAAGTTTGTCTACATCTTTGTTCTGCGACTTAGCGTATGCTGCAATTCTTTCTGGTATAAAGTAAACCTTAACATCTCCAGATCCATAGCTAGCTATAACATCATCTTCAATGCCTAATCTTTTAGCTTCAGATGAAGTTATAAAATTAATAAACTTAATATTTTTTAATTCTTTAGCCTTAGATCTACTAAACATTGCACTAAGATTATTGTCAAGAGATCTTTCAATGTTCAATACTTCTTCACTGGAAGGCTTAACACTACTTGTTTCAACTGCTTTATTATCAAATCCATATGAAGGATCGGAATCATCATTAAATGTTGTATGGACATCACCGCTATAATTTACATTATCTACAAAGTCTGGGTCTAAAACGTCCGGATCTACAGTAGATACAGACCCCTCCTTCCATCCAATAAGATCTACCGCAAGATCAGCCCTATTCTTTTTAGTATTAAATGTAACAGCTGGATCGTTTACTTGAATGTTGTTAGCAATTTCAACTAATTGTTTTTTGCTCCAGCCAGGTTTTCTAGGAGTATTGGCTAACTGTAAAAAATCAGCAATCTCCATATTATCTATTGTTTCAAAGCTAACCTGTTTTGACTCTCGCTCTAGCTTTAGTCTTAATCTGTCTGCCTCTGAAGCTGCTTCTTCTGCTGCAATTTTTGCTTTAATGTCAGCATCAACGTCTTCCATAAGTCCAATTGATTGAGCCTCCCTTATTCTGTTTTCTTCAGCTTGGTTAATGCTATCAATTTCTTCAGGAGTCAAATTTTCCTGAACCATTACAGCGTTTTCCATAACCCTGCGCTCTGTTTGCTTCCTAGCAATCTTTTGAACAGGAGTCTCTGGAACAATCTTTTCAGCTTTCTTCTGAACTTCCTTCGCTATGTCAGCTGATGGCGCTTCAGCTGGCTTCATTTTATCTATGATAGTAATAAGCTCATCATACAACTGCTCTTCAGTTGTAACTACATCAGTATCTATACCAAAACTTTCTGCTTGGTTAAGTCGCATCTTACCAAGAGTATTTTTGAATGGTTTATTGCTAGACATAAACTTGTATACACCATCAGTAAGGACTCCTTGAGGTCCTTTATATACCTTACCTTCTGGTCTGACTTTAGGAGCGGCCTTTGCTTTAGGTCCTCTCATTTCAACCGCTGTCCTAGTTAGATTGTTAGCATAGGTTACAGCTTTCTTTCTATCCTTTAATCTTTTAAGAATAACACCTTCTGATTCAACAATATTAATTTCAGGGTTTTCTGGATTTTTATATATTCTAACAGGAACACCTTGAGAATTGACAGTTGTTTCTTCATAAGCTAGTCTTACTGGCTCAGTAGGAGCTACCTCAATAGTGTCAGCATCAATAGACGTGTTAGTCGGATCGAAAGCTTCAGTGGTGGTAATGTCGTCAGTTGAAATGTCAGCAGTTTCACCACTGACTGTAGCGCTTGCACCAGTTTGCCCTTGAGCAGCAGTATCGGCTGCATCATCAACTTCAAAATCAGATATTGCATCGCTAACTTTTGTACCTTTATTGGTTGTAGTGGTTGCTTGATCTGTTCTAGCAGCTGTACCTTTATCTTCTTTCCTTATGGTAGTTTCAGCGTCATCATCAGCGGATGCAGATCTTGCCCTTGTGGTCTTATCACCTTGTTTGGCGCCCTTGGGAGCACCTTTTCCTTGTTCCCCAGCACCCTTACCATCTTTAGTAGTGGTATTGCTAGTCTTGTCTTCAACCCTGTCTACAATTTCTACATCCTTCCCAAATATATCAGCTAATACTGCTTTATAATTACTAGAATTTATTTCTAATTCGCTAGCTAATTCAGATTCATTAAGCTTGTCTAGCTCTCGCTCTAACCGTGGATATTTATCATATAATCTAGCCCATTCAGAAGGACTAGCATTTAAAACATCAAGTCCAGGCTCTTTATCCTTTAAATATTTTTTAGCGTAATCAAGAAAATTATCTGTAGTAGGGCTAGGAAGGTTGCCTACATCCACCTCAACGCGCTTTATTTTTTTGGGCTCTATTACCTCAGATGTTTTAATTGTTATATCTTTGGGAGCAAATGCTCTTGTTGTTTTTTTACCACTTACAGGCCCATCAAAAATAATCCTAAATGTTCCGTCCGCATATACCATTTTATCAGCAGACTCTGTGGAGGAACCTATTGCTAACCCTTCTTTTGCTATTCCCTTTAAGTCATTTAGTGT